TTTGTACAATATTTTGAGTTTGTTTAGAAATATTCATTAATAGATCACATGACTCATAATAAGACTCATTCCAATGTGGATATGGAAGATCGTCCCAAATATTGTAATACATTAACGGAACATGTTGTCGTAATTGATGTTCTATTTGATATAACCAACCCCAGAACCTAGGATCTGTAAAATGTAGTATTGCATCAGGCTTTTCTATATTCATTATTTCCTGCAATACATTGGCATTTCCATAACCATTATGCGGATATAATTTTACAGATGCGTCTTCAACTCCAGTCTCTTTCTGGACATCCGAGCTTATGTCAATAACCTTTCCATGGTCTGGATGTTTGATTGCTGCTCCTAATTGCACCCAATCATATTTATCACATGTACCAAGTACAAATTCTCGAGACATTGTCCCTATACCAGAATGCATTCGGAGGTCATCCGATAATAATAATATTTTTTTCTTTTTTGGTTTGTTAGGATCTATCTTCCTAAGCTTAGGTAACTTTATTGGTTCCATTAAATTCTCCGAATAACTTTATTATAAATATGCAAAAAGCGTTCTTAAACACCTTTTTACCTATGTTTTTTTAAATTAATTATACCATATACATTTATCGCGATAATAACTAAACTTAATGCCAAGTGGCTAAAATTATTGATAAAGAAATCATATACGATCCATCCAATATCGCCAATTATCCATGTAATCATTGCATAATACAGTTTGCCTTTCGCATTAAGAATAAATCCTAATAATATTAATGCGGTACTTGCCCATCCTAAAATTTCTATCATACAATAATTGTTACTGGTTTATTTAATTTTTTAGCTTTTTTAATAGCACTCATTGAACCATTAGATGATTCTTGTTTACTGATGAATGCTATCATTACATCACAATCGCGTGCAATTAACATGTTACGGTGATGAAATTGTGATACATGATATGGTCTATTATAATAATCATCTGACATTGCGGAGTATAAATTTTTTGTTGTATGGGCTGGATTAAATTCTTTATACCGTATTCCAAACTCTAAAGCATACTTCCTTGCAAATTTATCAGCTCCGTATTTAGCACCACCAGATATTACTATTAACTCATCACGAAATTTCTGCTTTAATTGAAATAATGTATCTTTTATTCTACGAATATTTGCGTAGTCTCTACTACCAATTAAAGCGACTTTCATTATGAATTTGATTTAGTAGCAGCAGTTGTAGGCTCAAACATTTCTTTCAATGTGGTTAGTTTATCATTGGCATGTCCAATTGCATCAACTAATTTGTCACATTCATCGACAATATTTGGATGTTCGCCAACGCCTACCGGATTGGATAAGTAATTTTGTAAATTTGCTATAGCTTCTAATTTCTGAGCTATGTACTTTGCTTGTAATGCGTCTACAATTTGTTTTGACATTTTGTTACTCCTTTATTCTGTTTGACATTGGACATAGATCTTCACGATCTTTGAATTCACAGTATTTGCAATTTTTCTTATTCTTACCTGCAATGGCAGGATATTGTTTATTCAGATTATATTCACCATCATCTAAGAAACTAGCTTCTACAAAGCCTTTTATAGACCGAGCCAATTTATTACGAGTTGGCTTGCCGCTAGCTGGCATGAATTCTGTAACGCGTTTCTGAGGAAACATTGCTCCTTCAATTAATTTACGTTTAAGAATCATGTATTTAATATCAATCTTTTCTACATCATACCCATATTGCTCAGCAAAATATTTTTTATACAATACCAATTGAGATGTCTTTGTCTTATCAGCTTTTTGATATTTATTCCATCCCATTGTACTAGTCTTAAGATCGATAATGGTTATTTTACCATCTCGTTTATCACGGATAACAATATCTAGATAGCCTAACATCATTATGTTATCATTATCTTCATCAACTGGATGATAAATTTTAACCTCGATACCTATCAATTCTTCGTTCTTACGACTAAAATATGCACCACGCTTTTTCTTGAACCAATCAATAATCGCAACACCATCGTCATAAAATTCATTCATTTCAAATTTATCGGAAAAATGATTGTCCATCTTTGAAACGGCTTCTTTATAAAGATCATACATTTGCTGCTTCAACATGGCATTGAGATCCAATGCATCTGCTTCTTTAACCGATGACTCATACATTACAGTTAGATAATGCTGCAATGTTTCATGCATTGCTGTACCAAATATTGTATGTATGCTCTGACTAAATGTACGCAGGCCTTTGGCATATGCTAACTCCCAATGCTTAGGACATGTCTCGTACATAGCAAATTGCGAATATGATATTCTGCGCTCTCCGGGTACAGGCTCCCGGGTTCCATATTTTAAAAATTTATTCATATATTAAATATAAGAAATATTTTACAAAGTACCAAATTATTTACCCCAAACTTTTGAAGAAACTATCTGGGCGATTACACCGTATATTGAAAGGTCTTGAAATGTATCAGTTTCAGGTTCTCCTACTTCATCGCGATGACCTAATACAATTAACTGCTTAAGTCGTTGTATTTTATCATTTATACGAAACCATAACCCTGTTAATGATAATTTAACATCATCTTTATTTTCTAAACTCGTACCTACGGATATATTAGATGGCCCATAATTTCTTTGTTTTTTACAAAACAGAACGTATTGTTCTTGTTGAATACGTTTGAATTCTGAACATGTTTTTGGATACCGATCTTCGCAATATTGCACAGCCGTTTTATGAATATCATTAACAGATAATTCATTTATTTGTACCCTAGGCCTATCTTTAACTGTCTTCATTTTAATAACTTTTTTATTTCTTTATCAGTATGACCATATGTTTTAAGTAACTTGATTAAGTTATCGCGACCGGATTGAGTAGGCAATAATATACCAACAAATTCTCCTGCCTCTGTTTTGCCGCATTGCAGAGAATTTGCTAAAAATTTAACTAACTCAGGATTATATTTGTCCACTTTTTTTCCTTTTATGTACTTGGCAAACATACGTTGTTTAGGTAATATGTCATGATACAATTGATACACATGTTTCTTGCTTAATGGGCCTATTGTATATTGTTGAAACATATCTACAATTTCTATTAAGTCTGGGTGCATAGATAGCCACCTATTAATAAGATACGGGGAGAACGATTTACGATCTGATTCAGACAACGTACTCCAAGCCGTTTTCTTATTAGTTATATTAGCTAAATGATCAAAAATTGAAGCTGGCTTCTTCATTTACATCATTGGCATTTGTGGTTGTACTGGTACTGGATTATCTTCTTTGATATCCGTCATAACACATTCCGTAGTTATCATTGTACCTGCTACAGATGCAGCCTTTTCTAAAGCAATTCTTGTTACTTTAACTGGATCTACAATTCCTACATCTACCATATCCTCTAATACTGTTTCTGTTCTAACATCATATCCTGCGGCAGTTCCTTCTGCATTATGCGTTATAACTTGGTTCCATACCACATCTGCATTAAGGCCGGCGTTTTCTAATATTGTATCAAATGGAGCTTTACATGCTTTAATTATAATGTCACGACCTAACAACTGATCATCATTTTCGTATCCGTATTCTGGATTTGGTGAATAACCTCTTAATACAGTTCCACCACCAGCTATAATACCTTCTTCAACTGCCGCCTTTGTAGCATTTAATGCATCATCTACACGGTCCTTCTTTTCCTTCATTTCAACTTCTGAGCCGGCACCTATTTTAATAACGGCAACTCCTCCAGATATTTTAGCTAAACGCTCTTGCATCTTTTCTGTTTCATATTCAGATTCACAATTTTCAATCTGACCTTTAATTGATTCAACTCGCTCCATTACCGCTTCTGCATCTCCCCATCCATTTACAACAGTAGTTGCATCTTTGGTTATAATTACCTTTTCTGCAGAACCTAGCATATCCAAAGTAACTTCTTCTAATTTATGGCCTCGAGTTTCGGAAATGACAGTACCACCAGTTATTATTGCAAGGTCTTGTAACATATCTTTACGACGGTCGCCAAATCCAGGAGCTTTAACTGCGCATATTTTTAAACTACCTCTCATTTTATTTACCACCAACGTTGATAAAGCCTCTCCTTCAACATCTTCAGCGATAATTAACATCTCTTTACCGGATTGAACTGATTGTTCTAATATCGGAACTAGTTCCTTCATATTAGATATTTTCTTATCAACAATCAATATATGCATGTCAGTAAGTATTGATTCCATTTTAGTATTATCGGTAACAAAATACGGAGATAAGTAACCTCTATCAAATTGCATTCCTTCAACGACTTCTAATATAGTATCTGATGTCTTTCCTTCTTGCACTGTTATAACTCCATCCTGGCCAACTTTGTTCATAGCCTCTGCAATGATAGCTCCAATTGATGAATCGTTATTAGCTGATATTGTACCTACCTGAGCAATTTCCGCATTACCGGTTACTGGCCTAGATTCAGTTTCTAGATATTCGACTACATCTTTTACTGCAATATCAATACCTCGTTTCAATTCAATTGGGTTGGCTCCATTAGCAATTTTCTTAAAGCCTTCTTTAAGTATTGCATGAGCTAATACCGTAGCCGTAGTAGTACCATCACCTGCCAAATCATTTGTTTTCTGAGCAGCCTCCTTTACCATTTGAGCTCCTGAATTTTCTACAGGGTCTTCTAACTCGATTTCTTTTGCTACTGATACACCGTCTTTAGTAATAACTGGGCCTCCAAATGATTTCTGCAGTACAACTGTTCGGCCTTTCGGACCTAAAGTTGATTTAACTGCTTTTGCTAATTGTTCTACACCGGACATTAATCCGTTACGTGCTTCTTCACCAAAAAGTAATTTTTTTGCCATAATATATTCTTGTTTTTTTATTTATTTAAATATAAGAAAAATATTTCACTCTACCAAATTATATGAAATATTTATTTTATCTCGTTTAACATTTTTACAATCGTAGACATGATATGTAATTCTTTATCTACTGCAAATGAATCTTGATATTGTGATTCAGCTAATATTAATATGATACTAGCTATATGGCCAGTTGCATAATTATCTAACTCATCAAATAAGTATTTATGTAAAGCTGTAAAATCTTTAACTTTACTATCTGCTATTAATTGTCTAATATCTTTAAACGCCGTTTTCTTGTCAGAACTAGATTTTAAAATATCTAACAACTTGGTCATATAATTTGCTTGTATAACACTGGTTGCATCAATTTTTAATTCATTATCTATAACCTGCCGTTGACAGCTATTTAATACCCTTCTTATATCAGGATAGCCGGCGTTTATAATAGTGACTAGGTCTTTGTTATCATATTTAACTTGTAATTCGTTAAGGATTTCAACTATACGTTTAGCTACTTCCTTTTTATTAGGAGGTGTTATCCCAAACACTTGACATCGAGATTGTATAGGATCGATAATCTTTTCAACATAATTACATGTTAATATGAATCTAGTCGTTTTAGAAAATGTTTCCATTAGATTACGTAAAGCAGCTTGGCCATTAGGAGTCATGTAATCAGCTTCATCTAATATAACAATCTTCCATTTTTTAAATCCAATAGTACTTGCATAATTCTTTATCTTAGTACGCACAGTATCCACATTGTTTTCATCTGATGCATTGATATACATAATATCTGCATCAAGGCCATTTGCTATAATCTTAGCAAGAGTAGTTTTACCAGTACCTGCCTGGCCATAGAACAATAGGTGCGGCACATCACCATTTTCTAAATATAATTTAACTTTATCTATGATATGTTCATTACCTACATATCCTTCTAATGTACCTGGGCGGAACTTTTCAACCCATAATGTATTTTCTTGATTTCCAAACATATTTTATTTAATTACCTGTTGAACCATAACCACCTGTACCCCTTGAACTTTCAGCCAATTCACTGACTTCCTCTAATTCAATTTTCGGATAAGGCATTATAACTAATTGACCGACTCTATCACCATCTTGATATCGTTTAACATTTGCAAAATAACTATCACTATCAAACTTATACCGGAATGTTATTTCTCCTCTATACCCAGAATCTACAACGCCTACACAATTAGCAAGGTTTAGATCTTTCTTTGAAACAGATGATCTAGGAAATAATAATCCTACATAGCCATCTGGGACTTCAAATGATAATCCGGTATGATATTCTATAAAATTATGTTCTGTATTAATTTTATGAGCAATTGCAGTAATATCCATTCCAGCATCACCAGGCTTTGCATAACCAGGCGTAACTGCTGTATCAACTAACTTTTTAAATTTTACTTTCATTTTAAGCTGTTTGTAATTGTACTAAATAATACGTAGATGTATATGTCTTACCAGTAAATGATACTTTAGCTAGACCTGCCTGAGATACTTCAATATAACCTTCATCTGCATCTTTATTAGCAGATAAAATTTCTTTGAATAAATTAGCCGAGAAGCAGGTTGCATTTAAAGTTTCAGATTTTTCTGGAACAATTGGCCATGTAATTCTATTGGTATTAAGAGTTGAATAATTCAATATCATCTTAGTACCAGAATCATTACTCTCTACTGCAAAGTTTTCAGTTTCAGGTAATGCGTTCTTTGATTTAATAAACTTATCTGCAAAGTCCTTCGTTAATTTAATTTTAACACCAAAATCAGGAAGTCCTTTCATTTGAGGAACTTGTCTAATAACTGATAAATCGGCTAACATGAAAGTCACATTAGTTGTCTTATCAGCCACATTAATTGAAAATGCGGCATCATCTGCTTTGTTAACTTTAACATCGATATTCTCATCTAATGCAGTTAACAGTTTTGTTAATTGCGAAGTTGTATACACTCCTAATGTACCATCTTCTACTTCAAAATCATTCATTGATACTGAACCAACAACGTTCTGGTCATCTGTAATAAACTCACATGACAATGTCTTGTCTTTAACATTTAACCCTACTGAATTAGCACTTCCTGCTAAATAATACTTGTCAATAAAACTAGTTAATTTTCTCTTTTCCATTTGTTCTCTTTTATTCGAAGAATTGATTAAACACTTCATTATTTACTAAATCTCTTGTACTACCACCAAACCTATCATATAACTGTCTATTCTTGTTATAGATATGTATAGCCTTATCTGGATCCTTAAACATCTCTTCCATGCTCATTAACACTGAATAGAAGTCTCTCGGAACTACTGTCTGCAACAACTCGTTATGACATTTTACAATTTCTTCTACTTGTTTAACTGTATCATTAAAAACAAATAAATTATTTAATGTCATTTTCATTGTAACATCACCTTTATAGTTTGACACGTCACCAAAAGTAAATCCTTCTGATACCGGATGTCCTAACGGATTAGGAACTAGGTCATCTGCATTATAAGGTAAATTTTCTCCTTTAGGAAAATATAAATCCGTAAAGGTCATTTTACTTAATTGAGGTGAATGTAAATACGT